AAAAACGTTTTCAGTTTTTTGTGTGAAAATATCAGAGTTTGTTTTAACTGTTTTTTGAGTTGCTTCTGACTCCTTGTTGTATCTATCAAAGAAGTTAACTGCTTTCTGTTGCTCAGTTGTGAGTTTCGATCCAGCTTTAATATCTTGATAGTATTTAGACTTTTGCCCGTCTAGGTGGCTTTTAGCGTTGGCAACTTGCTCTTTTAACGCTATTTTTTTCTTTCTTATATCTCTATCTTCGTCTACATCTTCGTCGAAAGAGAATTGATCTTCCATAAGGAAGTTAATTTCTTCGTTGTCTAAATGAGGTTTTGTTTGAGTGTAATACTCTTTTAATAAAGCCTCATCGTTTAAAGTGCTATAATCTTGATTAAGTTTTACGTAATCATTTATATCACCACCGGTTTCTTCCATAAAATCTACTAACTTCTGAATGTTTTCTGGTAAATCTTTTCCAGTTTCCATGGATTCAGTTATAGCTTCTTCAACTTCTGTAGCTATTTCTTCAACCTCATCTTCAGTAATTTCTTCTAATACTGGAGTTTCTTGTGTTTCAGCTTCCGGTTGTACTTCTTCTTGTTCTTGTGGGGCGTCGGCATTATCAGCGACTGCAACCACTCCCTGGTCGTCAGGGTTATTTTCTTTAACTTCATCTTCTTTTGGTGTTGGGAGTTTACTTAAATCTATTTTAATAACATCATCGTTTCCAGCGGATTCAAATTTACTCTCATCAACTTTCACCACGTTTTCATCACCTGAATCTTGTTGACTTGTTTCTTGTGTAGTCTCTTCAACTACTTCTTCTAGTTTTTCTTTCATAATATAATATAATAATAATTAATAAATTATCTAGGATCAAACGATCCTAAATCAAAACCACCGCCTAGTATATCATTACCTGCGGACTCAAAGTTTTTAGGTGGTTTTTCGTTTTTTCTTTGATCTATAAGTTCACTTTGTTGTGAAGCTTGTATTTTTGTTCTTTCGTCTTTACGATCTTCTTTTTCTTTTTCCCTTCCTTTCGTACCTTCTACTTCTATATCTTTTAATTGCATATTCATCTCAAATTCTAATCGCATCAATTCTTTCTTATATTGGACTTCTTCTGCCATTTTTTGAGAATCTAATTGAGCTTTTAGTTGTTCTAATTCAGCTTTGCTAGCATTTAAAGCTTGATTTTTCTGAATCTCAGCTTGGGACGCTGCTTGTGCTGATTGTTGATTTAGCTGAGCCTGTTGTTGCATATTCTGCTGCTGTAGCGCTTGGTCTTTACTAAGTTTATTTTTTCTACGTATTTTAAGTAATTGATTTGCTAGTTTAATATTTTTTATTTCTCTAAGATCAATAGCATCAGCGAGTTCTATTACCTGTTGTTGAAGTGCCATTTGAATGTTATTCTCTAATAATCCTCTCTCTTCTTCATCAGGTTGTAATTCTATAAATATACCAAAGTCATATAGGTGTAATTCAGATATTTCCTCTAAAGTTGCTACATTATGCACTCCTATGGCTTGTATAAAAGCTTCTTTTGCTGGGGAATACTCTATGATATCGGATATCCTAAGAGACAAGCACTCGCACGTTTCAGTTGTTAGGTACAATCCAGCCTGCAAAATATGTCTTGTTGCAGTGTTTGAATTAGCCGCCGCAAGTTTTTGAACACCAACTAAAGCATTTTTATCTGGAGTACTACCATCTCTAGCTTCATTAAGACCAGTTACATCTCTAATCATCTGTAGGTAATAGTTATATGTACCAATTAAAGCTTGCATTTTATTGCCACCAGATCCAGACGTGATCTCTTGAATAGGCACTTTACCTGGATTCATGTCACCATCACTCGTGAAACTCCTTCCTATAACAGATCCAGTTTGGAAATACATGTTCAAAGCTTCTTGTGGGTTGTAGTTCGTTCCGTTACCTAGATCTATTTCAGCTAATCCATCAGCGTCTAAATAAACGCCATCTGGAACCAACCTAGACATTACTTGTTGTAATTTTAAGTGCGTTAGCTGTATCATATCAGCAAACCCAGTTATTCTTTTGACTAGCGAGTCTATCTTCCCATTGTACATTCTTGGCGCGACTATAGAGTAGTTCATTTTAACCTTAGTGTAATCACTCTTAGGTCTCATCATGTTTTTAGCCATCTCCCACTTAAGTAGCTTATCTGTACCAAGAATCATAGCTCCGTCATAAAGACACTCTATAGACCTTAGCATCCTACCATAACCGCCTTCTTTATCTTCTGGTGGATTGTATTGGTCATCTCTTGGTATTATCCTATCCGCACCGCTAGCAGTTTCTTTAACTTTGTAAACCTCATTCATATAAGTTTTGTAGTTAAAGTATATTACTTGAATCGTATTGTTGTCTTCTTTATCCTCGCTGTGTCTCGAATTGTGGTTAGATCTATTGTTAGATTTATTTTTCATTATATCTTCAAGGTCACCCTCGGATAAATGCGGAAACTCCTTAGCCAATTCATTTACGGGTATAGTTTTAACTTCACCCACATAGTATATATCCTCAAAGTAAGGTGAATCAGTATAAGAGTAAACAAGGTTTGCCGGATCAACATAGTCTATAACAACACCCTCTGACGTATTAAACGATGTTTTCACCGCACCAATACCAAGCACAGTTAAATCGTAATAAAATCTTTTCTTAATTAAATCAAAATTATTTCCATCAAACAGGACATTTAAAGCCTGCTCCTCAGCTAACTCTATAGATTGCTTATATGTCAACTGCATGTGCAACTGTAATTCTTCAGGCGACCCTGGTAGCTCCCCTTCTGTATCCCTAGTGTTGATATCATAGTTAGCCTCCATATCAGCATCAAAAGCTCTCATCTCCATATCTTTTAGCGTGGACTCCATGTACTCGGTTCTTTTGCTAACTCCAAATGGGTCTTGGGAATGTGCTTTTATGTCATACATTCTGTCAGACATGCCGTTAACAACAATATCGACGAACTTAGAAATAATTGGGACAGGCTTCCAATCTAAATTAAGATAGGACAAATCACCGTTGATCGATAACTCATCCTTATACTTTTGAACAGACTGCTCGCCTCGAGCGTACAATCTTAAATTATGAAAATCATTACTGTTAGCCTTATACCTATTAGAACCCCTGTCGTTATTAAACCACTCTTGCTCTATAGCTTTACCAACTTTTAAACCATACTCATAGCTTAACTTCTCAGCATCGCTAACCGTTTGACTTGGGAAATAACTTTTAATGCCAGACTCTGCCATATTTATTACTTAATTATTCGTGAATTACTCCCAGTGTTTGTATATCTGGAAACGTTTATATTTAGTTGAGGTTTTTTAACCTCAGCATTTGGTCTATATAAGTGCCTGTTATTAGCCATAATAGCTAAACCTGAACTTATTGACGCATCATGCTTTGTCCTTTTGTTTATGTCGAACTTCGTCCAATCATTCAAGAGCTCATTGAAATAGCAATCCCCATGAGTTCCGTCTTGTTTTATACCTACGTGATCCTGAATATACATCTCGATCGCAGCAGCATGTGCTTGTTTTATATCCTCGCTTGAATTGGGTATTCCACCAACTTCTTTTTCCGCTACGGATAATTTATTCCAAATTTTATCAGGCCTGTTCATACTAAACCCTCTATATCCTCTTCGTCTTAAATAGTACAGTAGACGTGGTTTGTTATTCTCTGCTAATATTGGCATACCATAAAAAACTAAAGCCATTAAAACGTCTTCAAAGAACATCTCCGCCGTTGGTGGTCTAGACAAGTATTCTAAAAAGAAACTATTAGCAGGAGCATCTTCCATACTAAATCTGGTTAAACCATGTAAAGCTCCTTTGGATCCAACTCCATCCACTGTTCCTGATATATCATAACTATCACAACCAAAAGCACCCATGTGTTCGTTTCCTGGCCATTTAACCCCATTCTTTAGTACAACTCTGTTTTGGAGTTGCTGAGGTGGAACCCAACTGGTTTTAAATCTACCCTTTGGATCTGGATAAAATATAACTTGAGAATCCTTAATTCCATTAACCCACTGAAAATTACCTCGAGTAACACCTAGTGTTCTAGACATCTCCTCGTTATAATCTATTTGCTCATACAACTTAACAAGATTAAATATACTTCCTTTTGTCTCATCTCTAAAAGCATGTTCTGTTGTTCTTGGAAACTGGCGGTAAAATTCATTCAATCCATCTGAATCATCTTTTAAACCATCTACTTCATTTTGCCAGTTATCTATTACGCCTACATCTATTAATTCACCGCTTGGGTCGAACCTATCGACATTAGGAGTAGAGAAAACTGGAACTCCGTACTCATCAATAAATCCTTCGTAGTTCCATTCCATTGGGATAAACAAAGAGTATAAACCAGACTTTGTCTGGCCATTTCTGTT